AAACGACTATTAAAAACGACTATTAAAAACGACTATTAAAAACGACTATTAAAAACGACTATTAAAAACGACTATTAAAAACGACTATTAAAAACGACTATTAAAAAAATAATACACTATTATTAGTTGTATTATTTTTTATGAACCGACAATAGTATCTTCAAACGGAAGATATAGAGAATGAAACCCAACTTTTACATCTTCAGGTATTTTTATTTCAATAGGTTCTCCACCAAATAATGGAATTAAACAAAAAAAATTATCATTGGAATGTAACGAATATGCAAAACTTCCAATATAAGGTTCCTTATCAATATGAATGATATTTGGATCTGCACAAAAGCATTTATCATTGTCAAAATAACTGTGTTTTATATCTAGTTTGTCACATATTACAAATCCATTAATGCGTATACCTTTGTCATCTTTACATAAATTTCTTAATATTACATAGTTATCATAAATAAATGGAAAATCAAGATTATGTTCTTCTGTCTTTTCATTTTTTAAAATAGATACTTCTTTGGTTTGTTTGTTCAGTTGAATACATCTATATCCTCCTTTTACGTCCAATGATAAATAATTAAACTCATCATACACACATGAATATAAATAAAAATTAGTTTCATCTTCACTCATATATGCGTGATGAAAGATATAGATACCTTTGTTATATTTAAATGTGTTCAAGTATCCATTTTCTTTATTGATGAAATGAAAATAGGAGGGTTTCGTTTTATCAAATCTTACAGGAAGACTAGTTTTTATAACCTGTGTAATATCCATTACCATAGGTACATCTGCAATTAAAAAATGGTCGTTTGTTGATATAAAATCATGAATAATAGGTGCATATTTTGTCTTTATTGTATGTTTTTTAATGGATTTTAATTTATCATTGAAAATATGAAAATTAATTGTTTGTTTGACAACATTATAATCAATGGTTTCTACATTTTCATTTACAAATTTTGAATGTCCCGAAAAACTATTCATTCCACGTATGTATTTGCGTTTGTTTGTTATAATATCATGTTTTTCTTTGTCAATATCCAGAGAATAAGGTAAATCACGTTCATATAGAGCATATAAATCATTAGATGTTTTTAGTAATGCAGTATTTGCTAATCCCAAATGATTTGGTAATAGATTCATTTTGTTGAGTAACATAAACATCATAAAGGTAAAGGGTTCTTTGGGAATACGACCATTTTTTGACTCGTATAATAATTTTTCGGTTTTTACGTAATGTTTAATAAATGTCACATTTCCTTTGTCAAAAAACATGCCTTGTATCATACCATCGCCCATAAATAACTGAAATAAGGAACTAACATTATACATGTCTACATCAGGACCAATTAATCCGTAAAATCCAGACACATTTTTTAGTTTTTCTTTTTTCATGGTATCAATGGGAACATCTATGTGTTTGTCTATAATTTTAAATGGTTTCCCAAATTTGAAATTTAAAAAGAATCCTTCTATAAGACAAGGGATTAGAGTAAAAAATAATAATATATATTTCATGTATACTAATACTCTATATAATCTTGCGTTTAAGTTGAAGTTCAACAAGAATAGGTTGAAGTTCAACTATGGAAATACAAAAGTAAGGTGGATATACAAGTCTCCTAATTTGGATACATTAAATGGTTCTTTCTCGTTCGGAATGGGAATCCCTATATGTTTTTTGATAATCACTTGTGATGGAACAATAGTAACCTCTTCTCCAGTAATTGTAACAGTTTGATTTCCAATAACAATATCCTGTTTACGTTCCTTGATAAATTCTTCTATGGGTAAGGTTATTGCACAATGTAAATGATTAAATACATCGATGGTCATACTCGGTTCTAATGTAGGTATACATTCAATTATCAATTCATTTCCACTATGGTCATAAATCAACTGTTTATGCCATAAAGGAATAAAGTAAATTTCTTCTTCTATAGACAATTTATATACATTATGATTTTGAAGATCACTTAATGTTGGATTTAAAATAATTTTTTCGTCTTGTTGTAGTTTTTCTTGAATGCTTTGTTTCAAAGCATCAAATATATCCTGACTCAGGTTAAGATATTCTTTATATTTGAATAAAATTTCATATGTTTTAATGAGTTGGGTTTTTGTTAACGTTTGTAAATAGTCATTGACTTTATCTTCGCATAATGAAGTAAGTTTATTAATAATAAAAAACCATATATCTTGTTGCATTGTATTTTGATTTATCTGATTCAGAAAATTCCATAAAAAATTTTCATAGTTATTGTTGCGTTCATCATTCACTGTATGATAGTTGTTTTCCATCAAATATTGATATGCATCATTGATTTCTTGAAATTTCTGTTTACTATCTGGACTTTTATTTTTGTCTGGATGGTATTGTAATGCTTTCATACGAAATTGTTTTTTAATGTCTTGTTCATTGAGATCATTAGTAGATAAATTTAACAATTTACATGCTTTGGTTTTATTCATTTTTACGTTTCGCTATGATATATAGAAAAATTTTCTCTAAATGATAAATGGGACGATAGTTATTATTAAAATATTTGAACGACTTATATGAATTAGTTAGTATATCTGAAATGTCTTCTGTATTGAATTCGTTAATAAAGTGTTTTATGTATAATAAAACAACTTCTTGGATATCAATATTGTAGGTTAATAGGTCGTAAAGTAATTCACGTAGTTTCAAAAAATTAATATTGTTTATTTTTTGAGTATGTTGACATAAAGCATCAAAAGTTTGTTCTTGTAGACTTAACGGAAAGTTGTCTTCGTTGATATAATTCAACCATTTTAGTTCCTTAATGTTGTTAATAGACGTCATATCAATATAACTGTCTCTTGTTTTGATGGTTTTATTAGACGGATATATTACATTGGAATGTATAGAAGATACTTGTGCTAGGAAGTCGTCTTTTTTTAATGAATTGCATTTGTTTCGTGTTATTATATTTTCGTAAGAACTTATAGATGGTCGTCCAAGTTGCATTGTATAACATTGTTGGGTAATAGACGTGGGTAGAAAGCTAATTTGTTCCGTAATGATGAAGAAAATTAATTTAACGGGATGGTTCTTTGAAAAATGGTGCATATAACTATAAAAAATCTCTAATAATTCGTTGTGAATCGTATGAAAATTTTTACATAGAATTATTCCGCTTTTATTCGTTCTCAATGAAACAATATCTGAGATTTGGAAAAAAATATCATACCATAATGTTTTGGAATTACATCCAAGTAATGACATATCTACTTCAAAATGAATATCACTAATACGTATTGTTATGTCTTGTTTATCATTGCTAATGGTGAGTAATTTATCATATTTCAAGACAGATGGACTGTAAAAAGATATGATATTTAATGCTTGTGTATATTTACCAATACCCTTAGGACCATATAGTATGATATTATGTAACTCGGATAATGAAACTGGAAGATTATTTTTATACGTGTCCACGATTGGATGTAAATTAGATAATTGAGAACTATTAATATAATCTTCAAACTTTGTTTCGTAGTATTTCATGTATAGTATGAATACAATATGTATAGTTGTATTTATACGCATTTTTGTTTTTAACATCTTTACGTAATAATCCTGCGTCGATGTTTCTGTATTTTATCGGCACGTTTGTATTGTTTGTATGTCAAATAAAAGTAAATAGACGACATAGATACTAATAGCATCGGGAACAATATATTTGATAATTGTTTTCTGTTTAATACTTCTATTACATTTACATTAGCAGATTGTGGGAATACAAAAATGAATAAGAAAGAAAATAATAATAGAATGAAACAACCAATATAAGTATCACTGTAATCTTTTAATAATGCTTCTAGATAATTCGAGATTTCGTATTTTTTACCGTATTTTTCGTGGTATTTAATTTGTATTGATGTTAGTGTAAGGAAGATATAAAAAAGTGAGATAATAAGTATAGTTGTTCCTCCTGATAATAATAACAATATTATTGATAATAAGAATCCAGGAACAGGGAAATTATAACTGTCTTCTTGAGTTTCATTTTTCATAAACAAGTAAATATGAGACAATATGTAGAAAAGGAACGCTGTTAAAGATATAAATAAAATCAATGAACCAAACAAAATGGAATTGGGAAGATATAATCCGACTATACCTATTATTTGGAAAATGAATAATGCTGTGTAATTTAATAGGTTTAATATATCTTTTGGAATAGGACCTATCATTATAATACTATTAGATATTTCTATTTACTTGAAATGGATTGTTGAACCCATTCTAAAATAGTGGTTTCTGGATCATGAAAACAATCTCCTTTATATTTCTTAATATTAACAAATTCTGGTTTCTTCATAGATGCCGTTTGATAGAATATATATGGACCATATTTACCTTTACGTAAAGAAGTGGTATCATTGTATTTACGTAATACATTAGTTTCTAAAACTTTTCCTTGTAATAATGGTAAAATATCTTCTTCCCAGCTAATTTCAGAGGTTGGTTTTGTTATTTGTTTAATACTTTTCTTAACTTCTCCATATTTGATGTATCTTCCATATCTTCCATCTTGAATCGTAACTTCTTGATTATTCCACATACCAAATACTTTGTCTTTTTCTTCTTTTAGTTCTTCTAATGTGTATTTCTGAGATTCCATGTCTGCAATAGTAAGATTTAGTTCTTTCTTCACAGGAAAATATTCAATGTCTTTTTCATTAATATGATGTCTAATTGATGGGCCATATTTTTCAAATACTAAATCGTAGTTCTCCTTAATCGGGTAACATTTCTTGTCTACTTTTTTGATAGGACCTGATAACTCTTTTATTTGTTTATTACATTGGTCACATAATTCAAACCATTCTATTTGAGACCCGTTTGATATATCATCTAATTTAGTTTCCATATCTTTGGTGTAATCATATTCAAAAAGAGAATTAAAATGTTCTAGTAAAAAAGGAAGCACCAGTAATCCAGTGTTTGTTATCATTAATTTATTTTTTTCCGCACCAAATTCTTTTTCCATTATTTCTTTATTGACAACCCCTTTTTCTAGAGAATAATGAATAACCTCTACAATCATACCTGGTATGTCTTTTCGTTCTACATAATTACGTTCTTGTATAGTTTGGACAATAGATGCAAATGTAGAAGGTCTCCCAATTCCCATTTTTTCAAGGGTGTTAATTAAGGATGCTTCGGAATAATAAGATGTTCCTTTTTTTTGATAAGGAGTTCCTTCAATACGAATATAATCTATTTCTTTGTTGGAATACGATTGAAAATAAAAGAGTAATGATTTTGCTTCTTGTTGTAATTGCGTAATTGGTGTATGTTCACTATAACTTTTCCAGCCAAGACGAATAGGTGTTTCAATAGAGTATTCATAGATATATTCTTGTGGAGCATTAATATTTATTTTGGTAGATGTATATTTATATTCGGACATACAACTTTCTATTGTATTCTTACGTATTAACGAATATACAGACAACATTCGATTGTTTTTTGATTCTATTTTATTTATAGTTATATCAGTAACACGAATGGCTTCATGAGGATGTACTGAACTTTTATGGATGAGACCAGACAAGTCATTAGGTAGACATTGAGTATTATAATTAGATGTTATAAACTGTTTCATCTTTTCTAAAAATGAATTGGAATATTTTGTGCTTTCTGTTCGCATATATGTAATAAATCCGCTTTGATATAATTGTTGACAATGATCCATTGTTTCTTTGGGGGACATATGTAATAACTGGTTTGCTGTTTGTAATAAACGTGAAGTTGAAAAAGGAGAAGGGGGGCTTCTTGTATGTTGTGTTTCTTTTGAAAATACAATTGTATGGGAATGTGTTTTGGATTTATTTAAAAATGATAGAAACAAATCGTTTGATTCGAATACATGATTCAAATGAAAGGTAATATGTTTATCAAAAAATATACCTGATGCTTTATATTGAATGGAACTATTGCCTTCTTGTTTTATGGTCTCGTTGTTATCATAGATAAGTCTAAGTGCAGGTGTTTGACATCTACCAGCAGACAAAGAGTTTTCTTTGTTATTATACAAATACTTCCACAAGTAAGGGGAGACCTTAAATCCAACAAGGACATCTAACACTTGCCTTGCTTTTTGAGCATTTACTAGTTTCATATTTATGGTGGTTGGAGAGGCAACTGCATTCACCAATGCCGGTTTTGTTACTTCATGAAACAGAATTCGCTTTGTTTCACTAATAGAGAGTCCTAATACTTCACATAAGTGCCATGCAATAGCTTCTCCTTCACGGTCATCATCTGTTCCAATAAATATATTGTCTGAACGAAACATAGTTACCAATTCTTTCATTTCTTTTACATGTTCCACTTTATCATTACATAAATCAAATTCAATATCATAATTATTTTTTATATCAATTGATTTGAGACCTTTTATATAACGTATATGTCCAATAGATGCAATACACATATACTCTGTTCCAAGGAACCCTTCTATTTTTGGACATTTGGAAGGAGATTCTACAATAACTAATTTATTAGCGTTTTTTAAACGAGGACTTTTCAATAAAGACACAGGTTGATATGATTTTTTAGTAAAACGTTTTTTCATAAGATACTTAGAATAGTTAAAAAACATTTATGTTGTTTCTAATACTTTCAATTACATAGTAGAGTTTTGTAAACGAAATAAATAGTAATATAGTTATTATGTAGACAAATGTACTTATCAAAATTATTCAACTTTGTTTTGTATACGATTTCTAAGTATAACATAGATGAATCTCATGGTATCACACATAGTATGAATGTATTACATAATTGCTGTAAACTAATTGATTCCGTTATTGATAATAATCCTTATATAGATAAACAACGAAAAATAATTTATGGTGCTGCTATTTTACACGATATGTGTGATAAAAAATATATGAAAGAAGAAACAGGAATGAAGGAAATTAGAGACTATGTATATACGGATATGAGTAGTTTGGAATTACATGTAATGGAAAGCATTATTGTAACCATGTCTTATTCCAAAGTAAAAAAAGATGGGTTTCCAGATTTTGGAGAACATTATCAAATGGCTTATCATATTGTTAGAGAAGCAGATTTATTAGCAGCCTACGACTTTGACCGGTGTATGATTTATGATATGTGTAAGAGACAAACATCATTAGAACAAGCGTTTAAGCATGCGAGTTCATTATTTGAAGATAGAATGTTTAAACACCAAGAAGATGGATTATTATTATTACCTTATTCTATTGAAATGCATCCAAAATTAACCCACCACGCACGTATCCGTATTGATCATTGGAAACGATTATTACGAAGTAAATTGTAAACAGGTTAAAGATAAGGCGTTTATAGTTTATATAATGGCAACTCTTACCAGTGTTCAGAGATCTATCCAGTTAATTTTGAAGGATGAATTTTCTCAACCATCGACAGAAAAGAAATTTTGGGAAAAGACAGAAGAAGAAAAATATAATGACAAGTTGGTGATTACACGTGAAGAAAAGAAACAAGAGCGATTTGAATATAGAGAACGTTGTAATATGAAACGTAAACAAACTGTACATAGAATTAAGACTGCAGAAAAATTTGATAACCAAAAGCATACTACTTACGAGACAAAACTAAAATACTATTATAAATTAATCAGAATGATGAAGCAGCGTCAATATTTCACCGAAGCAAAGAAGTATTACAATCTTGTTTTTGATATTCTTCAAAAGAATTATGGTATGGATCACCCACGAACATTGACATTGCTTTCTGATATGAATAAATTGGAAGAACTAATTGCTGGACAATCCAGAGGTAAAAACACAGCTAAGAAGTAAACAACATAAACATAATACACGAATATATAATGAGAAGATGACTGATTATATATTAGAAGTAAACAATCGCAATTACACTGATGTTGTTGTTCGTAATAGAAATACACAATGTATAGAAGAGGATTTACTTATAAATCCAGCACAACATAAGTTGTTTCATGGTGACATTTTTTTATATGATGAAGGTCATTGTATTAAATTGGAAACTACGAGTAATCTAAAAAAAATAGCAGGGGTCCTTATGTTGGAAGGAAACAAAACATTTGGACGTGAAAAGAATAGATTATTGTATAAATGTATTCCATATGATAAACGACTACCAGTTTTTTTAGTTCCTTATGAAATGAAAATAGGATTTAATAAACATTACAAAAATAAATATGTGTTATTTTCTTTTGTTCATTGGAATGATAAACATCCTTATGGAAAATTGGATGAAACCATAGGAGATGTAACTGAATTAACTCATACTAGTGATTATTTGATATATTGTGCTGGATTACATTATTCATATAAAATGGTGAACAATAAAGTTCGTAGTATAAAATCTACTTATGATGTCCTTTATCAGGAACTAGTGAATAGTAATAAATATAATTTACAAGAACGATATGATGATTATGTATTTTCTATCGA